TCTATCGCATATCCTCGTCATCATCCCGGCTTGCTATTGCCAGTGCCATCAGAAAAACCCCTAACGATGCGCCGATGAATATGCCTAACAAAAAAATAATAAGTTCTTCCATCTCATCTCCTGTGCTTGTGCGTGTGCGTGATTGCAAAAGGTGACGTATCCCCCGGACGCTTCGGTGAGCGTGAGTCCTTTTCCCTGTCCACGTCGTACTTGTGGTGGATCTCGTCAACCTTTGCCCGGTATGCTCTGTACTCCTGGCATTCGTCATGATACGATCCGCAGCCTTTTTTGGGGCAGTCCTTGCATGGCACTCCGCCGTTTGGCACTATGCCCACATTTCCGTACCACATCCTACTGCCTCCCTGTGCTTCCAAGACCGCCCCTGTCGGGATTGCCTAAGTGATCAACCTCCACGATATCAAATCGTGGGTGATGTTCGATCAGCCTAAACTGTGCTATCCTGTCACCCTTCTGTATCTTGCCGCCGTGCGGAGAGTAAGCAGGGAACATCCATTCATCGTTGTCCCCTCTGTACGCTTCATCAATGATCCCGATGCTCCCGGCGCACATGATGCCGTAACGCTGATACGTTGATGATCGAGGCGCAACGATTGCCTCAAAGCCTACAGGCAGTTCGATTGCAACTCCAAGCGGTATCCGTTTATACTCACCCGGCATGAAGTCCATGTCCTTTCCTGCCCTCAGATCTATCCAGTCACCGCCCTTTATCCGTTCAAGGTGCGGTATATCTCGCAAGTACTTAACCTTAATATCCATCCTCTAGTCCCTGTCCATATTCTCGTGTATGTCTATCTCAATCCTTACGTTCTTCTTGTCGATGTAGAAGCTGTCCACAAAACCGACAACGTTTCTGAAGCCGTCATTTTTCAACCGCCCGGACTCAACAAGTGCATCCAGAAAAATCTTGTGGAAGTATCCGCAGATGTTATCCGGGTCACGCCGTCCATCCGGGCAATAATAGCGGAACTCAATCATGATCGGCTCGTTCAATGTGGCTTTTAATTGCTTCTGCAAATACCCCAAGATGATTTTCTGATCACGTTGCTTCATCGAGTTTCCTGCCGACCATGTGCCGTGCCGGATTCGGTTCTTATCAACCCACACATTCACCGATGCAAACATACACGGTATTGTTATCTTTCTCATTCGTGCCTCGGTTTTCCGTTAAAGAAACTCGTTCCCATGTACTTGTTGTACGGATATCGGATGCCGTTTGTTATCTCTTTGTCCCTTTTGCAAAACGGACACATTCGCCCGGTTCCGTCATATAGCTCCGTCAACGCTTTGCAATATCGTGTGCCCCTCTGCCTTGCAAAACAGGGTCTTTTATCCGTGCATTTCTTTGGTATCGTTGCTCCCATTCTTTACTCCCTTGTACTTCTCCATATCCAGTTTGTAGGTATCAAAATAAACTGTGTTTCCGTACCTGTTTGTCCCCTGCGTTCTGATCGACAGGATCGGATATGACGCTTTACGCAGTTCACATATCCGACTTGCCAATCTCCCGATGCCGTAAGTGTTAAGGGCTTCAGCCGCAGTCAAACCTCTGCCACTACTAAGGATCTGCAAAACCATTTCCTTCTGCCCCATGTCTCACCTCACGCAAACGGCAGCCCTTCAAAGTCTGCATCATCGGGAGCAGGAACGAAACCGCCGCCCGGTTCACTGTTGCTGCTTCCCTTGCTTTCACAGAACTCATGCTCTTCCACAACAACGTCAGTTGTGTACACTGTGCGCCCTTCCTTGTCCTTGTAGCTACCAGTCTGTATCCGGCCGGATACCATGATCTTGATGCCCTTGCGCAGGTACTTCTCTGCGAACTCTGCACGCTTGCCAAAGGCAACGCAGTTTATGAAGTCCGCTGTCTGTTCCCCGTTGTTGCGTGCCACCCTGCGATCAACCGCCAGCCGGTATCTCGCTATGCACATTCTTTCCTCTGATTCCGTATATCTCACTTCCGGGTCTGCCGTAAGTCTTCCTGCTAATACAACTCTATTCATGCCTTTTCCCCTTTTCTCATTTCGTCACATGCCATATTAAAAAGCCTCTGTAAATCCTCAACCAGTCCGGGTATCTTACCAATGACAGCCGCTTTGTCCGTGTCCTTGATAATGCATTTCCACTGTTCCCTTAAATCCGTGTTGCCAGTATCACGCCGGATGTATATGCCCCACTCATCGGGTCTCTGTGTCGGGAAATGCTCTTTATCAATCTTGACCCGACCAAATGTTGTTTCATTACTCTGCAATGCCTTGATTTGATCATCTAACTCTTTCCGCTTTGCCTTCAATTCCTCTAACGTCATGCTGTCTCTCCTTCTATCATCTTTGCCGTTGTTCCTTCTAACAGCGTCCTAATCTTAGGCGATAACTTCGCCATGTCTTCTTCTCTTTCCTTCTCCGCCCTGTATGCCCTCAGGAACTGCGACTGGAAGACGGTTGCAACGCTCTCCATGTCCGCCTGTGCCATCTCTCTGATGTTGGCAGGACTTCCAACCGCCTTCTGCACCAGCGGCGGCAGTTTTGCATATTCCTGTTCTGCTCCGTATGTCCCGTTGCTCAATGCCTTCCGCACCAGTGCCCACGCTTCCAGATCCGTCAATCTCTGCGGCTCTGCCGTGAGGCTTGCGCAGGATGCCCGGATATCTGCTATCGTTGGGGGATATGGTGAAGACTGTATCAGCTTGTAGCATCCCTGCATCAGCACCGGGTAATCAATGTCCTTGAGCATCTCGTACCATACGAGGGCGGACTGCTTATCCGGCATAAACTTCTCACTGTTGTATGCCGCCCTCAAGACGGTGACCAGCTTCATGAAATCTTCTTTCTGTGTCATTAGCCTGCATCCTCCGTAAACCATGACCGTATTTCATCATATCGGTCTTTCTTCTGCGGCTTGCTTTCAATCCTTCCCCACGCTATCCCTTGCCATCCTGCCGCCATGCTGTCCTCTATGCAGCGAATGACGGCAGACTCTCCGTATAAGTCAATCTGACGTTGTATAACTGTTATCAGTGACTTAAGACCCGTCTCCTTGTATCCCTGCCGCTTCTCCGTTTTATATCTTATCCAATCAAGTACTTTCCCCTGTACCGGCTCAGAGAAACCGTGGTCAATAACCATCTGCGAAGCAGTCACCCCTTGCGCACGTGTGCGCATAAGGGTTTTATTATTACCATGTTCATTATCATGTTCATGTTCATTATCATGTTCATTATCATGTTTTTCTTGGTTATTCTTGGTTTTTAAAAAACCATTTGGTTTTTCTTGGTTTTCATCAGAACCATTTGCTTTTTTTGGTCTGCCGCCCTTTGCCCCGGCTTGCCTGTGCTTCTCGCACACTTCATCGTATTTCTTGGCATCCCGGTCTAACTTCTGACGGACGAAGGCAAACACCATAGCGGTTACACCGTCCATCTGCGGGAGTTCTGTGCCTGCCTTGTAATGCAAAACCGCCTTTATGAACTTGCCTGCCTGTTCATCCGTCAACAGATCGACCTGCTCAACGATTTCCGTATATAGCAGAAAACTGTCTTTCATAACCAACTCCTTCCGAATGCCTTTATAAACGCTTCTCTGCCCCCATAAAGGCTTTCCCAGTATTCCTGCGCCTGTTCCTTGAGTTCGAGGTCAAGCCCTTTATTCGGGCTTCTGTGCACTTCCTGATGGTGTTCCATACACAGCCTCACGGTCAATCCGTATTTCTCACTCTGTGCCCGGTTTGCCGTACCCATGAAGATATGATGCACTTCTGTATACGGAGATCCACACACAGCGCAACCGGGCAACACTTCCCACGGTTTCAAGCCTGCGCTGTTGAATGTGATTTCTCCCATTGATCAAGAGCCTCCTTAATATGCTTACTTGGCGGCGGCGCAAGTCCGATTTCCTTCATCTCAGAAATCACGCCGTCAAGTAATACCGAAAATTCCTTCGTGTCATAGGTACTTGAACCGAAATAACAGAGCAGTTGCACAGCTTCCTGTCCGTTGATATCAACCTTGCCGATCTCCTCACATTCACGCCACTGTTGTTTTACAGCATCCACAACACCCGGCTTGACGCAGATGTATGTGTATCTGCCGTATCTCTTGAGCATCTTCAAGTAGATATCCCACTTGTCTGCCCGGAGCGCACTTGCTATATCTCCCAAGCACGCCCGCAGCAGAGCGTTGGCATCCAGTGACCGCTTTTTACGATGCTTTACAATCTTGATATCCAATGCTTCGCATTCCATCAGATCCGATATGTCAGCAGTGGCATCACCGTCCACCAAAAGCGGGAGCAGCGTTGTCATCGTTTTGTAGTTGTAGAAGACTTCCGTCTTCATCAGCCTTCCTGTGCCTTGCATGCCTCAACCACCTTTATCCAATTAGTGTTGCAGTTTTCGTGCTGTTTCTCGGTCAAGTCCGCCAAGGACAATGACTTGACCTTGTACAGTTTGGCAACCGCTTCCGGGGAGATCCCGGCATCCTTGCACCTAGCTATTAATGCCGATGCCTTTGTTGATCCGATTTTCTGCTTTCCGACAGTCTCTTCCGTTTCCCTTGCCTTCA